ACTATTTATGCTATTTTCACCGTACGGTGAAAAATGAAAATTAGTCGGCGGCAGGCCACTTTGAGGTTACACTCCATTTAGTGGCTTCTATTGAGTCCTCACGCTTTCGCGCTGCCGCCTATGTTCTGGCGCTGCCACCACGCGCCGGGTAGCGAGGCTATCCGGCTTCCGGCATCACCTCAATAGCGCCATTACTTTTCCGATTCTCCACTCACAAGGCCCAAATTAGCGGCCCTATGGCTCTGCTTGGCAAACTTCAGTATGGCGTTTCGTACGACCTGATACTCAGGGTCATCACAGTCCAGCACACAAAAGTGGGCCGCCAGTTGTCTTGCAATTTTAGCGTCAACCTTGACGCTCTTGCTGCCGCACCATAGCGGCCAGCAAGAAAAATCAATGTCGGCCCCGCGGAGGTTGGCCCCGCGGAGGTCGGCATCGCGGAGGTCGGCCCAGCGGAGGTCGGCCCTTTTTCCACCATCTTCATTATTTAGCCATTTTTTGTGCTTTTCCAGCACGACTCTCAATTCATCTGCGTTCATTTTATCCTCCTCCTTAAATTATTCGGCGGCGCAGGGTTGCTGTCCCTGTGGCAACATACCCATCGCAATGGGCATGTTTGGCATGGCGAGTGCCTGTGCAAAACGCCGCCTATGTTCTCCCCGGCCCCTGCCCTCATCTTGCGCTCTCTCAGGCGTGCGGGTGATTGACATCCGGGCCGGGGGTTATATTATGTCTTATGTAACAGTATTAATATAACTACTGGAAGGATTAAAGTCAAGAGAAATCTTTAAAAATAATATTTATCTTTTATTCTCTCATCAAAATTATCAAAGTCAGCACTAATCTCGTCAGGGGGTTCTAATGGTTCTGCATCGAAGGAAGATTTTGTTTTTGCTTTATTTAAATCATTTTCAAGCTGGTCTATCATCTGATGGAAGGTATCTGGTTTATCTTTTATTTGAAAGAATTTACTATCTAATTCCTGTACTTCATTATTTAATACATGAAATACCGCACCCGCACAGGCTTGGCCTAAATCATCCTGTCGTCCTTGAATTTTGGTTACAATTTTCTTAGCCATATTTATTTCAAATGCAGAAGCAATTTTAAACCATCCTTCATGATAAGGTAGTACGATACCTACCCTATTTACTACGTCTCTGAAATTAGTCATAGGCAAGAAGTAAGAACCTTGAGTAGATTCAGTTCTCATATAAGGCGGTTCTGGTTGGTCATAATCTATCAAAGGGTAGTTGGCACACCTATCCAAAGACATAGGAGCTACAACCCCGCCCTGTGACTCAATAATAGGTTTTAAGTCTCTGATAATAGTAGCTCTATCATAGCTCAAGAGTTTAATTCTAAATTTCCTGTCAACTAATTCTCTAACTATATCTTCTACATATTCAGCTTTAAATTCTTTGCCATAGGTACGTCTTGAAGGAGCGCCTAATAACTCTATTCTAACTATATGTTTACCTGAAGAGTCGAATCCTGCAAGAGATGCCATACAGATACCATAACCGTCCCCACCTTCTGCTCCGTCCAAGTGTATATAATAGTTCTTATCTTCTGGATAGAAACTATTCAGTAATGTTAAAGTATTTTCAGAAAAAGGATTGATTAAAGTACGGTCAACACAAGCATAGAATTTAGAAATGTCATCAAAGAGCGGTTTTAAAGAGAGAGTCGGAACGCCAAGATCGTCCCTGCTGAAAGTATCCGGCTCACTTGCCGCTCTTTGATAAAAGTCTATTGGAACCTTGGTAAACTTGTGTTTATTTCCAAATAATTCAGGCATTACTCATTCTCTTTGAATAAAACACCACAGTTGGCACAACGTAACTTATAACGCTCTGAAAAGAAATTAGGAATACGTTCTGTAAATCCTTCTTCCTTTTTGTATTCTCTCTCAAAGAATTGAGTTACTTCAACAATTCTGATTAACTCAAAAGCCGAGTGACCACAGGTTTCACATTTGATTAGTTTGATATTACTCTTGTTCATCTTCTTCCTCCACAAAATGAGATACAAAGGTTAAGTCTTTACTCTCAAGCGTCGTCTGAAATTCAGCATTACACTTAGGACAATTAAACTTATCTTGATTTAAACTGAGTTTAATAGGTTCCTTACAGAAAGGACAGATAAAATCAAACTCAATTTTGTTAAATTCATCCATTAAGTCCACTACTTTTCTCCTTTACTATTTCTGACTTACCAAAGAAAGTTTCTTCATAACAATCTAAAGAACAAACTAATTTACCATTATTACCTATATAAGCTCCATGTTTAAGAAGAGTATTACAAATTTCACATTTGTTTTCAGATAAATCTCTTTCTTCTTTAGATATAAACTCTACTATTCTACCTTGAGTTATATCGAATATAAACTCTTCTTTTGAAAATCTTTCTCTTGGTTGAGACTCCCATCGAGCTTTTCTTACATAAAAAATATGCGAAGCATCTCCTAACATCTCTGCTTCTCTTATTTTCCTTTCTAAAAATGAGTCCGGCCCACGAGTCTGACCAATCAGAGATAAGATGCCATGACGTTTTCCTAAACGATGCAAGCGTTCCCACGGAAAGCGGGAGTCCATCCTTCCCAAGATTTCATTAGTTGCTTCTGCTGCCGCGTCATAGACTGTTTTAATTACTGTTTTTTTAGACTTCTCTATATATTCAAAATCATTAGCCTCATCAATACCGCCTGAAAAAATATTGTGCCCAAGTGCGCTGGCTGCTCCAGATTGACCGGGAAATACGACAAGGTTCTTTGGAAATCTCAGTTCAGAAGGGAATGTGCGAGGATTTTCTGATAACTTTTCATAATCTGCTTGTGCAGGATAATAGTCTTGGAAAAAAGGACTATTTGCAAATAAAGGTAATAGTTTCTTGAATGTTACTTTCTTAGCTTTGTCTGCATCTCTACTCAACATAATATGACAAAGAGTAGAACCATCTGTTAATTCATAATATTTAGCGGGATTAGGAAGAATAATTAATTTAAATATTTCAATATAAGCTAATATAGATATTAGGGTTGTATTATGATTAATAAAACCATTACTTATATAAGAAGGGTCTCCATCAACCATAAAATCATACATTACTGTTGGCTTATTCTCAACCTTTTTGACAGGAACCGCCCAGTAATCGTTATAATAAATTTCTTTAAGAATTTCTGGAAGTATGTCGTAAGGCTCAGACATAAGAAGTTCCAAATCACCTCGATTAATAGAGTCCCTTCTTATTTTGCGAAACATATTTCTTATAACACCATTATTCACATAAGAATGTTTCCTATACTCTTCGGGAATATTGAAATAATCAACTCCTAACTTATCTGCGTAAGGAATAGCATCAATTCTTGATTTTTCTCTGATTCCTTCATAACAACAAGATTCGAGAGCTTTAACTCTTCTTTCAAAAATAGTTCCTATAATATCCCTGAATTTAGTGCGTTCTTTATTAGACCTTATACTAATACTATAACAAGTTTTATACTCTTTCCTATTAGGTCTATTATCTAAACAAAAACTAAATTTAATTCCTAAATAAGTAAGAAATATAGCAACTTGTTCAATTAGCTCTTTACTTACTGTAGTATAGGTAATTGTTCCTCTACCCCATTTACCTACTTGAAAACTTCCGTCTCCTGCAAACATACCTCTCAAGAAAGCTACAATTAAATGCTTAGGCATTTCTCTAATAAACTGTGGAATTTGCTTATTAGAAGAACCTGATTTGAAATATTTGATTACAACTTGTGCTATGTCACCGTATAAATTATAGTGATGAGCATTTGTAACTATCCTCATGTGTTTAAAACTTAAGTCTGCATCAATAAATAGTTGTTCAAGCTCTTCCTTCTTCTCTCCTGATATAATTTCTATAATATTGGTAGAGTATTTTCTTCCTTCTGCTACCCATAGACCGAGAACTTCACATCTTTTTTCTGTAAGTTCATATCCATCAATCTCAGTTCTTGTTCCCCAAACATCGTTGATATTAGGAGTAAAGATAACATAATCACCTTCTCTAATATCACGAACAAACTTCCATTCAATCTTTCCTTCTTCTGTCCACACTCTTAATCTATGGTGGGGAGTAGTATGGCTTATAATACCATTATTAAAAGTAAGCTCTATTCAATCTTTTTCACCTTCACTTATCTTACTTATTATAGGTCTCATGCCAGATTCAGATAATAAATGTGTTACTTCTGGGTCATCATGAGCTTCCTGCATAGTCAAGATGCCTTTATTAGTAACACATAAACTATTGTATTTTTGGCATTTGCCCGCACCTATGCTTCCAGTAAAAACAAAAGTATTGATTATTCTTTTTTGTCTTTCTTCTTCCAGTTTCAAGAGTAAATCTTTCAGAGCAGGATATAGACCTATCCCATTCTGCCAAGCCATATTGAGAAAGTATTTGTCATCAAGTATAGTCTCGATACTTACTCTGCTGAACTCTTCTGCTCTTTCGCGGGAGAAAGCAAACTTAGCTCTTGGAAATTTCCTGAACCCATCTTGCTCATCGGTGAAAGAGACAAGTTCTTTTTGTATTAAATCTTTTAGATTCATGCTAACCAGAAATAAAGTGCCAAGAATAAAAATAAAATAAGGATTATAGTAGGAATATTTAATATCTTACTGTCTCTTGCTTTAGGCCAGCAGTCAGGACAGTAATTCTCTCCTTGTGAGTGGAACTTTTTGCCGCAATACTTACATTTGGCTCTCATGTTCTCTCCATAAAGAAATAAAGGATTTGCATTTTTTCCCTTTATCTCTGCGAGTGTCTTTATTCAAGGCTATGCAGAATCCTTCATCCAGTTCTATCATTTTTTCATCTCTGAAAGGACAGAAAAAAGTACAATTACCACAGGCACTAAAAGGGGAGTTCTTCTTGTCCTTCTTTATAATGCTCATAGAACATAGCCAATAATAGAATGTTATAAGCTAAAATATCGTGAATCTTCTCAAAAGCCATGTAGTAATCGGCTTTGAGACAAGTACCTGTTAGTTTCCTAACTAAATCATCACGAGAGACTTCATGTTTGGTATTTAATGAGAGTAAATATTCCTCTTTGGTTGTGCCGCGTCTTGAAGCACCTTCGATAAAATTATGAAACTGTTCATCAGAAGCGTACTCATCGCCTTTTGTACCTAAACGTGATTGAATTTCAATAAGGGTCTCGCTTAAGAATGTACTAAACTCTTCACGTCTCATTTTCTCTCTCCTTTAGTCCAGTTATTTTAGTTACAAAGCAGATAAAAAAATCACAATTATACCCATCTGACCTGTCTACCTCCTGATTAGTTATACCGCATATACCATCACTTGAACCGATAGATGTCGGTTTAAAATGCAGACAACAGTCACAAATACTTCCAATATCTCTACACCCTTCTGAACAGAAAGTAGCCATCAGGATTTTACCTCAGTAAATTCTATTTCTTGAATTTCTTTAGGTAGTTCAATAGTAGAAATTTGTGAAACTATCTTATTATAATTCTCAGAAGAGACATTATTGATTATGACTGATAATACACCCCGTAACCAAAGAGATATAGATGTAGCTAATACTTTATTCATTTCTTTTTTCTGTTGAGTCTCAATTAATTTACGCCATATCTCAATCATATCCAAGAATCTATCTATATCTTTCTTAGTCCAGTTATATTGTGCAGATGTAATGAAATGATGTAATACACCAGAGACCATTCGAGCTAAATTCTCTACCGAGAAAAAGTCTTCTTCTGCCTGAGATGCCGACTCAAAAAAATGAGTTAATTCTGAATCTGAATCAAGAGTAGTCAAGTATCTTTCTAAATATTCTTTCTTACCAGTAAGACTGTTCTCATGCCTTCTACATTTGCCAATACCTTCATGGAGTGTACCTGACCCTGCCGAGATAGTACAAGGCCACTCTCCATCCATAGTACCACAAATTCTCTTAACTCTCCGCTCCTGCTCGTCTAAAAGATAAATTTCTCTTGAACTAATCTCTTCTACCTTTGGCGGGGAAGTAGTGAGTCTTTTAGCATCTCTTTCAGCCAGACGCTCTAACTGCTCGAATTTAGACAGGTTCAATGTTCATCCCTGCCGAAGTCAAATTCTTCTGATTCTGAAAGTAAGGTAGGTACTCAGGTAGAATCTCTCTTAAAATACGAGAAAGGTTAGAGTCATCCATCCAACATCTGTCAGGCTCTAAACGAGCAATTACAGTACGTCTATTCCATAAATAAATGTAGATACACTTATTGTTAGGAGTAATCTCATAGGAGAATTTATGCTTTCTTATCTCTGAGATGTCCTGTAAAGTTTCGGTTTCCCAACAATTCTCGAACTGAACCAAGAAATTCCTAAAGTTATCCGACATATGTTACTCCGTCTTTTTTGACTAAATTAATCTGATACTCATTCTCACAAGGCACATGACTAATCAAGAATTTCATTCCACTAAAAGTATTCATTGTGCCGATTACAAACTCCATTCCAGTAGAGTCCAATGAACTAAAAGTCTCGTCAGCTATTAAAATATCCAGTTTAGTAGAATAAAATTTCTTTAAAGAAAGAGCCAATGCAAAAGCCACTCTTGCTCTCTCTCCTGCCGACATGGAACTAACCGGATGGGCTTCGCCATCTACAACTTGATAAATTTCAATACCTTTAGCAGTAGACTCAATCTTAATTGTAGACTGAATGAAAAAATGGTTTGTAAGTATATTATTTACATATAGTGATAAATTAGTAATAATTTTGCTAAAAGTCAAGGACTTAAGTTGTTGAAAAATACCAACTTTGTTCCTTTCACCAGCCCACAGCAGAGCCAGACGGGAAAGCTCTGTCAATCTTTTACTGGACTCTTCCAATTCAGGCAGCTTTTCAATCAGTTCTTCACAGGAAGAAACTTTTGATTGAATCTCTCCTTTTATAAAGGATAAATCCATCATTTTCTGGTTGAGTTCTTTTAGTTCAGTAGAGTAGTCTTTAGGCTTAGTCTCGATTTTAGCTTTAAGGTCTTTAATTTGAGTTTCAATATCCCCCGTTTGGATAATAGCTTTTTCCGAGAATGGTTTAAGTCTGTAATATTCTCTAATCTGTGGTTCAAGATAATCCGGGCTTTTAGGAGCAGGTTCTTCCAAAGAACTTTCCAATTCTACAAGTTCTTTTTTAATCTTATTATTAGCCTCAACGGAAACTTCAGAAAGTTCTTTATTATTTAATACAAGAGATGTACCACAATGAGGACAAGTCAAAGGATTGACAAGTTGAGAACGCAAGTCATTCAGTTTTTCTCTTATCTTTGCTCTTTTCTCTAAAGACTCATTCTTCTCTTTAGTAAGTTTTTCTTTCTCGTCTTCAAGAGCTTTTATATCAATCTTAGAAAATGCCTTTTTGGCTTCTTCTGTATCGGTATTCTCGTCCTTAATTTCTCTTAGTTTTTCTTCGAGCAGGAAAAGATTACCACTAAGTCCTGAGTAATTATCAAAATCTTTCTGCCGGTCTCTTAACTTAATTTCCTTGTCTTTAAGGTCTCTTATATCCTGCTCAATCTGGACTAATTTGGTCTTATTTTCTTCTAAAGATGCTTGAGCAAATTGGGCTTTTTCTCTCTCAGAGTCAATAGCAGAGAGTTCTGTTTGCCATTCTTTAAGTTTAGAACGAGCATACTCTACTGCTTTATCATAACGAGAAAGGTCAAACCATTCCGTCATAGTTTTAAGGCGGTCTCCTGCGGTAGAACTAATCAGATTATCTACGCCTGTATTTAAATAAACTCCATTAGAAATAATAGCTTTATTCTTGGTATCTAAACCAATATCTTTTAGAAAAAGAGCTTCAGCGTCCTTGTTACTGTCTGATTCATCTTTTCCATTCTTTCTGTAAAAGAAAGTCTGAGCTTTATTCTTGAATCTACGTTCAATCTCTGCGCCTGTATCAAATCGAACGATAACAAAAGTCTCTTTCTCTCCGTAAGTAGTTATCTCATCTGATGTACCCTCAATAAAAGATACACCAAAAAGACCCCACACCAAAGCCTTCATTAGATTAGACTTGCCTCCACGATTAGATAGCGCCCCTGCGTCATCTTCGTTGGTGGCTTGGATAAGAACAGTCTTGTCCTTGAATTTGGTAAGGTCTAATTTAATATCTTTTATAGACTTGAAGTTATGAATTTCGATATAGACAGGCTGCATTGTTCCTCCTTTTATAATAATATGTTAGGACTCTGACCAAAAGAAGAGTCAATTTTGTACTGGTAGTATTTGTATGGCAGTAAATTTTGTTGGTGATAATAGTAGCGAGGAAACGATGAATCTGCACCAACAGGAGTAATAGTTACTTTACCTAAATTTCCATATTTCTCTGTAATCTCCATAATTTCTTTTAAAGTTCCTGTTTTCTCAATAGTGATAGTAACTTTGTAGGTTTGTTCTTTGCTATGTGCCAACGCAACAAGCAAACAGAGAACAATAATTATAATTGACCAAAGAGCAGCCTTTTTACTTCTCATTATCTTTCTCCTATTTAGCTTTAGCTGTAGGATCACCATAGCCCCAAGTAACTACTGGCGGGCTATAGGGCCATTTTGGGTCAACACAAGGAATTGGAGCAAAGGAAGGAAGATAGACAACTTCTTTAAAATATTCCTTTAATTCATCAAACTCTTTTTCTGTAAGTGTGATTGATTTACCTGAATCCCAAGTAATAGTTACTTTACCTCGCTTAATTTTCATATCCAGACTCCTGTAAAATAAGTTTACCAAATTTTAACTCTTTATCACTCAGACCTTTATTCTCAATAAACTCCTGAGCTATATCTTCGATAGATAAAGAGTCATCGAATACTAATTCTTCTTCAGTGAGTTCAATATCGAAGAATACTTTGGTTTTTTTATAAGACCTTTTGATAGCCTCTTGGTCAATTCCTAAAAAGTCTTTAGCTTTGCCTTTCAACTTATAACGTACAGCTAAATATTCACCATCTTCAAACTCTGTGAGTTCATTAAATGTACGAATAGATTGGTCAGGAAACTCCTTGAAATCTACCGTAGCGCCGATAGTGCAGTACATACAAGCATAGGACTCTTCTCCAAAAGAGTCTGTGAATAATGCTCCAATAGAATATTTATTACCTATGGAATAGTGCTGATGTACGTGCCCAAAGAAGCATTTTTCAAAAGGTAAATTTTCAGATGGGATGTCTCCATGAGTTACTAAATACTTGTTAGGATTTTCTTGACAAAGTTTTAGAAATTCTTCTTTATCTCTGCAATAACCAATAAGAGTAAAAGTATCAAGTACCAATACCTCTCTTGGTTGAACAACTGTAATCTTGTCTGCTAAAAAAGACTCAGAAGTACCTGCTGTAAATCCATGCTCCTGTGAATGGTTTCCTGAGATAAGGTAAACAGGTATATCAAAACTATCGAGAACTTTAAAGAAAGCGTACCTTAAAGGCTCTGATGGCATTTTTGAGTCATAAAAATCCCCCGCATCAATGAGTATATCAGGCTTCTCTTTTTCAACTAATTCTCTAAGTCTCTTTAACTTGTAGATAGACCTGTCTGAAACAATATTATTTGTTAAATCAAATTGGTCTTTAGTTCTCAGATGAATGTCAGCTACTAAAAGAATCTTCATTTCTTTTTCCCTTTGTTGGAAATTCTCTGGCTTATCGGAACCCACTTTTTCAGGCGTTTGTCGGCTTCATCTTTGTCAATCCACAAATCTATACCGGAAATAGCTTTATCAATCTCTTCTTCGGTAAGGAAGCCTTGATAGATTTTAGTAAACCACCTCTTAGTGGACTTGGAATAATACTGACTTTGTGCTTCTGTTGACTGTGGCTTGCCTCTCATCTCCCATGAGGGGGCATGAATAAAAAACGCCCCGCAATCTTCTACAAGAATTGAATCACAGGATAGAGCAATGATAGAAGCGGCAGAGAAAGCGTTGAATACAATAGCTTTACAATAAGCATCCGTATTCAATATGGCTGAACTAATTTCCATAGCAGTTGATGCGTCTCCACCACCGGAGTTAATCATAAAAATAAACATATCACTACTTGTCGCCGCTACTAAATGTTTAATTATATCTCTGTAATTATCAGGAGAGAGAATCTCTGCATCTATATTAACATAATATTGATTTATAATTTTCTGAGTAGAAAAAATAAGAAGTTCTGAATTAAATTCTTTTTCCATATCATCTCCTATATTAGATTTTTATATGTTTATGAATAAAGTCCTGCATTGCTGCCGGACAAATTTCCAAATCTCATCTATCATAATAAACCCATTAGAAAATCACGTTTGTCATCATCGCATTTTAGTCCTTCCCAAACTGTATGGTCAATTTCAAGATATTTTACTTCAGCGTCTTCATATAACTTTCTTTTCATCTGGTCTAATCTTTGTCTTTCCTTAAAAGCTTCAACAGATTTCATAATTTCTTCCTCTGAGTTGCCATAGGATACTGGTTTTTCGTGGTGTGCGCCCTGATATTCAACTACAAAATTAAATGTAGGACAAAAAATATCACAGCGCAGTCTTTCATTATCAGTATTCGTAAATTTAGTAAGAGGATACTCAAAATAAAACTGAGCAAATTTAAATATTTGCTGTAATAAACGCGCAACATCCTTTTCTCCTTTACTTGTGTCCTTGCGCTGTCCCTGTGTTTTAAACCTCGCGTTTTTCGCCATCTGTTTCCTCCTTAGTTTTATACCATTCTTCTATTCTATTAATTGCTATATCGTAATATTTATTATCCTTATTATTCCATTCATAAAGAATAAATTTACGATTTGTGTTTAAACAAGCAATTCCAGTAGTGCCTGAACCCGCGCAGTTGTCTAAAACCCAATCACCTTCATTGGTATATGTTTTGATAAGGTATTCAAATAGAGCTGTTGGTTTTTGAGTAGGATGAAATCCTGTCTCTCTACTAAAATCCAGTACTGATTTTGGATAATTCTTGTGCGTTGTGTTCAGTTTATTCCTTTTTTTAGGCTGACTATGGAGAATTATGCTTGTAGTGTGGCTGTTCTGTTTGTCTGTTTTAATAAGTCCTTGTGGATTATATCTCATTGGTATTTTGCTTCCATTTGAGCACCCACCAGCACTAAATAATAAGATATTCTCATGTGATTTCAGTGGTCTAAATTTACTATCTAGATATCCCATGCCAGTATTTTTATTCCATATTAATTCATACTTAAACATTCCGATATTACTCATTACCAAAGCACTTGTGAATGGTTGACTTGCTGTTAATACAATAGCCCCATTATCCTTAATGATTCTTTTATACTCTTTCCAAAGTGGTTTAAAAGGAATTATAGTGTCCCATTTGCAAGCAGTAGTACCATAAGGCAAATCACAAAGAATCATATCAATAGACTTATCTGGAATTTTACACATCCCGTTTGAACCAATACAATTTTCATTAAAAATAATACCGGTTTCAAATTTATGATAAATCAATTTTTAATTTCCTCCTTTTTTAGAAAACTTTCTTAACAAATAAGCCACATACTGACATATACTTTCAAAGTTCTGTCCTTCACTAAATCCAGAAGGTTCGGATACAATACCCTCTAATTTCTTTGCTATACTTTCTGGACTCACACCATATTGTAAACATTTACTTATTAGAATAGACATGGACACTACATGCTCCATTACCAAAGAACCAGTTTTGCCCATTCTCAGTTGTATTTCTTTTAATTCGCCTTTTTCATTGTAATTTAATATCTGAGCTATTTTATAATTACCAAATGCTTTTGTACGAGTAATGCCTACTCTCTCATCGTCCAGCCGTTCTCTCATAGTAGCCTCATAGAATAAATGGAGCAGCCCCCGCTGCCCCATCAGGTTAGAACAAAGAAGCAAAAACATCTTTCTTTTTTGTTGCTTTACTCTCTTCGCCGGAGTCTTTGGCATCATCTGCAAAAAGAGCCTTGGCAGGACGACCGCGCTTTTTGGCAGGTTCTTCCTTAGACTCTTCAGACTCTTCTTCGACCACTTCCGCTTCGACTACCTCAGATTTTTCAGGTAGACTCTCAGGAAGTTCATCAGGCAGTTCTTCCTCTTCTTCGTGGGGGGCGAGTTTGCGCTGAGTGCCGCTCAACATAAAAGGCAGGTCGTCATGGTGTCCTTCAAGAGCTTCACGCAGAGTTTCCCAATGTGGCAGATAGAAATTCCCGCTCTGGTCACGAGCATCCAACATGATAGGATAGGACTGCAACTTCTCAAGTGCTTCGTCATCAGTCATAGGAACCACAAGTTCAGCCAAAGAATGAGGATAGTTCACGATAGCCTGAAACTCTTCTTCGGTGAACATTTCCAGTTCAACAACATTGATAGGATAAACCTTGGTAGGTGTGTGAATTACAATCTGCTTTTTGGCTTCATCAATTTCCTGCCAATTCTGCGGATTCAGCCAATGAGAAGGAACCTGATTTTCCCATTCACCCAAAAGACGCTCCATCACATTTACTTTATACTCTGTGTTAAAACGAATGTCTTTGGATGTGCCTTTCTCCAAACGCATGATTTCAAACCAGAGCATAAACATCAGCCCATAACGCAACTTGGACTCATCCTTATCACCCCTATCGTTGATAATTGCAGGAGAGTTCTCCAAGTCTGTAAATTGCTTGTAAGCTGAGAAAGGATACTCAGCGTGTTTGACAACAGGAACTTCATCAGCTTTGTCCAAAACCAGACAGTGATACGTAGTATTAGGAGAAAGAGACGACCGTACCTTATTGGCTTGGTCTTTATCTCCTGTACGAGCGAGTACCTCTTTCTTCTTGATAGCCCTGTCCATGTCAATAATAGGACTAAAAAGATTCTTGAACGGGTCGCTCACTGTCACCGCCATTGTCCTAATCTTACCTTCGTCACCTTGAGTAGGATAAAAGACCGTATGGACTTTGACCGGCCCGTCAATAATCTTATGACGATAAGGCTTACCGTACTCCTTGATACGAACAACTTCCATTGCAGAGCTTGTTGCTACATCACGATTACCGATTGTTTTCATTTCTACTTCTCCTTTTTAGTTTGACCAGCCCACAAATTAATAGTAATTAGAACAGCACCAAAAAAAGGCATAAGTAATACCCACTCATTTTTGATTATATAAGCCAACCAGATGGAAGACCCCCAAATAATGAGTGTAACTATGAGCCTATCCCAATTCATTCAGCTTCTCCTTAGATAAGTTAATTAACGGTTCAAAATAGTCATAAAAAATAATAAAAGCAAATCCTTTTTCAGAAGAATATAATTCAATTATCTTCTGCCCATTGTCCAATCGGCCTAAATTCAAACTCCACAACTCTGAAACAACAGGAATATTCACTTCTATCTTACTTAAATCAATTTCTGAAATAAACTTTAGAAAATCCTTTATTTCATCTCGGAAGAAGAATAAAGTAATCATAGATTGATTATATCTCAACGAGTATAATTCAGGGTCTATTTTATCTAATGTCCAGACCATTTTTCCTCCAGATTAGTAAGCTATCCTTAACAAATAGTTCATAAACAATCACTGATTTATGCAGTTCATTCATATTTGCTCTTAGAATATCAGGAGGAAATAAACTACTTGAAATGTTCATCAGAGCATATTTGTCCATTCCTATTTTTACTGTGTCCTTATTTTGTAATTTATAAACTACTTCTTCTGGCATGTAATAACCATCTAACTTAAGGAATTTTTTATACTTGTTAGTCCTATACCACTTTGCTTCTTCGTTATAGAAATTATGAACTACTGCATTGGTGGCATAATCACTTTGTTTATTTTGCCAATCTGAAAAGAAAGCTACGTCCCAAAACCAGTATCTATTACCGTTTAAGCTGGATATATCTATACAAATCATCCAGATAAAGCAAGAGAACAGCAAAAGGTAGAACCCATATTCTTTTCGCATAGTATAAAAACTCCAAGTTAAATCCTCTATCCATATCAGGTCTGAACTGTAACATAATCCATGCCAGAATTACGAGTCCGATATAAGCAATATATCTTTCTTTCAGTTTAAACAAGTTCAGGCCGACCAAAGACAAAGGTGTAGTTAAAATACCTAAAATATAAAAGTACCACCACCTATAGCCTAAAATAATGAATAAGGAACCAAATATATAAGGTCTTGCCATTTGTGACCAGAAAACAAAAGGTGGAAATACAGCAAATAACCCCGCCAAGATAAGAGCATAGTTGCCAGTACCTTTCACAAGAAATATAGCACCTACACATAAGATACCGGCAAGAACAAAAGGCAGTCTCAACCAGAACTCATTATGTATATCTACTACATGAGATAAAGCTCTTGAGATAAATAAAGGTACGAACTCTTGTTGGTTAATATTATCCGTAACCCATGTATAGAATAGAACTTCATCTATCCACAAAGGCTTATTAAGATTATAGCTCCGTATCAGAGTGCTTGCGGTAAGTATCAGAATAATCATCAAAATCTTTGTCGTTTTTGTCACGAAGATTATCCTTTCTAAAAATTGTTTTAAAAATTAGAATGGCTACACCAATAGCTATAATTGTACCAATCATGGCTCCTCCTTAGTAGCTTATACGAGATTCAACATCCAGTATTTTAGACAGTTCAAACCTTCTTGATTCCAACAACGAGACTATTTTCTCTAAAGTCTCCTCTTCCTGCTCCCAATGAGAGAGTTCAGCAAACTCAATCAATGTGTGTAATTTATCTCTAATATCATCTTTGGTTATTGAGCCTGTAACACTCAGGGGGATACCTTCCGATTTCATTTTCATTTTTTCATCAATAATCAGTCGCTCTGCTTTAGGCCGAAGAACTGCTAATAAACGTTCCTTTTCTTTTTTAGCATAAAGATATTGAGAGTGTACTGAAAGAATATAAGAAGGCAGGTCAGTTAAAAATTGTTTAATATCTCCTACGGACGGCTCTACGCCTGTTTGCGGATGACGCAACATCAAGATATAACGCAAACCTTCTCTATCTTCTTCTGTATTGATTACTCTTTCAACAATTCCTGCCGAATCTTCGATTAGTTTATCGGCTAAGGATAATTTAGAATTTCTCTTTTGCTCTCTTACCTGACCTTCTACAAATCCATCAGGCAAGTCTCTCCCTGTAAATTTCATTATTCCCTCCTACTTTAATTCATACCAACTTTTACCAACACTGGTTTCTACTGGTATATGTATCTTACAAACTTCTTCTGGCAATTCCAACAGATTTTTTAAATCCTGAGTAAATTCTTCAACTAATTCCTCTTTTATAACACAGTACATTCCGTCATAGAGGTTCATGTAAAATCTACCTTTACCTCTATATTTCTCTTTAAACATCTGGTCTATTTTAATAGTCTTGTAAGCTCCATAGTCTCCAGAAGATGATGATTGAATCAAATGACTCATTCCTTGTCTCATAGCATTGCTAACTTGCGAATTATAATCTCTTTTTTCCAAAGATTCCATACGAGAGACATCTTTTCTTTTGATGCCGGGGAAGTAGCGATAGCGCCCCCACATATTCTTGATATATTGATGGTCTAAAATAAAGTCTCTCACCCTATTCTGAAGAGGGACAACACCTGTATAAGTTTCAAAATATGTATTTACAAATTTAGTGCAGGTTTTAATATCATAGAACACTCCGGTATCTTTTAAAAGAGTTTTCTGAATAGAGTCTGCCGAACCGCCGTAGATAATAGTAAAGTTGATAGTCTTGCCAATATATCTTTTTTTCTTATCTGCTTTGGCTTCTTCATAACTCAAGTCGAACAATTTCTGAGTTGTAATAGCATGAACGTCTAAACCTTTTTGAAAGGCGGGGTGCATTACAGAATCTTCTGCCACCCATGCTTGCCATCTCAACTCCATAGCTGACCAATCTGCTTCAACTAACTTGTAACCTTTAGGCGCAACGAAGAACTTTTTGATTAGTCTGCCTTCTTCTGTCCTTGAAGGTAATTGGGCAAGCGGAGGCCGCGATATTGCCAAACGTCCTCCGGCAGTCAACTGAAAGAAATCAGGATGGACTCTATTATCAGGAGTGATAAACTCTTCCATTCCATTAATATAGGTATTTAATACTTTAGTTAGTTTACGATATTCTAAAATAAGTTTAGCTAACGGATTATTATGAATAGCTGCTATGACATTAAGAGAGAAAACATCAGTAGACCTTGCCCCTTTCTCAGTTCTAAGATAGAAAGGAGCCAACTCCCACTTTTCTTTCTTATAGTCATATACATAATCTTCATAACTATCAGGTATTTTCAGAGTATCATAAAGTAATTTACCTAATTGTTGAGTAGAGTTAAGGTTAGTATCCCCTGCAATGCCGCGAATTTCCTTTTCTTTCTCTCTTTGTTTCTGCAACAAGACGTGCTTTACATCCCAAAACTCTTCCATATCAATGTAAAAACCTTCTCGTTCCATTGACTCAAGTACCTTTGAGAATGGTATAACTATCTCGTGGTACAGACGGGCTTGATTCCACTCTCCCATAGTCTCACCTATATTTTAGTGTAAATTTTCCAAAGTAGTGCTGTCTGCTTTGGAGTAAGATATTTTATTACTGAGTTATAGATATTTTCCAAAAATGTTTCTTCATAATCTGTAACTGTATATTCAGCATCCATAATCTCATCAATCATTTTTCTTGCTTCTTCTTTTGTGAGTATCTCGTGCTCTTTCATCCTAACCTCCTCAACATAGGTTTAGCAATAGAATAAGTTAAAGAAGCATCTTCTGCACAATAACGCATAATTTCTTCCAGTTGATACTTTTTCCACCAAGTTCCGTTGTCCTTCTCTGCGGCGGTGACTTTTTCCCAAAACTTTTGTTTGTATCCTGCAAACTCTGGACATTCTCTTAGGACTACATCATCTAATCCATAAGGCTGATTGGAGTCCAGATGAAAAGAGAGTAACATGGTATCTACTTTAATATTGGAGATAGGAAAACCAAACTCTTTGGTGAAAATAAGTGAATCATATTTGGAATTATGAGCTATAACAGCTTTATTTGTATCTGAGAAAACTTCCCTAAAAGTTTCTCTGATTTCTTCCCGCTCTTTCTGTTCCCAGAAATATTCTAAATCACCCCCTTGAGACCATTTCCAAGGAATAGCTACTGCGGTCTGGTCTTCCCACGAAAGAGCAAAGCAAATCATATTTGCATTATAGAACTTTAAAGATGTAGTCTCTGTGTCTACTGATAAGACTCTCTCTTCTTTAATCAGCCCAAGAGCAATACTTAATTTCTCAGGGGAGGCAATCAAAGCATATTTAGGTTCTTTAGTAGTTCTTTTCTGTGCGTCCAATAAACCGAAAACACCTTTAACTCCGTCCTCGAAATAAGCTATATTCTTCGCATCTGCTCTGTAAAGAATCGAAGCAGGGTGAGGAATAGGGACGAATAGTACATCATACTCAGGCAGAGTAAAAGGTTGTAGATAGACGTTTTTAAGAGTAACTTTCCTACCTGTTATTGCTGTGTAACTATCACAACCACAAAGAGCAACTATTTTTAAGTTAGGCATTAGTTTTAAAGATTCTTTAAAGTGGTGTAGACAAGGTACGGTCATAGTAGAATCAATTTTGTTATTTGGAGGTTTACAAAGAACAGAGTTAGTAAAACTCACCTTATCTACATCGTAACCAGCTTTGGTAATAGCTTCTCTTAATTTCTTTCCAGCAGCACCAATGAAAGGTGTACCGTTTTCTGCCTCTTGTTTTCCCGGCCCAAGTCCGTGAAAGCACACTTCAGCATCAGGAACAATCCAGTTCTTGACTACTAAAGTACCTTCTCCGTCTCTTATCTTTCCTAAAGGACAGTCAAGACAGTTATCAGTTCCTACTCTCTTAAGCATTATTCTTCCCCAAGTTCTTCAAGTCCAAATATATTGATTAGTTCAATTACATGGCTACGAACCCGCTCTTTAACATCTAAACGGGTCTTTTCATCTGCTTTTTCATAATAAGACTCATAACCAACTTTATACCTATCTCTGACTTTCTCAAGTTGTGAAAAGTATTTTAGAAGTTTAGAGTTGGGGTCATCTGTATCTCTGGCTTTTTTCTCAACTTTCTCAATAATGCTTTTTCTTTTCTCTGCCGCCTTCAGCGCACGAACAAACTCTTCTGGCAAGTCATGACTCAGATTGATTGTATAAGCTCCTTCAGCGATGGAGAAATCACCTTTCTTAATCAAGTCCTGAACTTCATCAGGCTCCTTAAGGAGTTTAACCAAGTTATACTGTTGAGTCCTTGAAAAACCAAGCTCTTCAGTAATCAATTCATCAATTTCTTTACAGGATGAAAAAGGGTCATCCAGATTCAGTTCCAATCTTTTATCTTCGGGGATGATATTAGTGTATTTTCCCCATTTGTTAGTACGCTTAATCTCCATTCTGATACTTGCAATTTTTCGTCCTGCCGCAATGGGGTTAGGGTTAGACCTTTGGAAATTACCTGCCAAGCCTAACAAGTCCAAATCGGCTGAATCACTTACCTGCAATGCGCGGATGTTTTTCCATCCAAGAGACTTCACGGCTCTCCATCGTCTTTCACCATCCAAAAGAACATATTCTCCTTCGACCAATTTCACTACAATAGGTTGAAGTAGGCCGTTTCTCTTAATAGACTTAGCTAAAGTTTCGACATCGGCAAAATCTTCTCTAATCTGAAAGGGGTTAGGTTTGATGTCATTAATAGGAATCCACAAAACTTGATTATCAGGAATAGACTCAAAAGACTTATCCTCATTGACTTCTTCAGGCTCTACTGACCTGTAAAGCTGCCAGATCCGTTCAAATTTATCCTCATTAATAACATCAAGTTTAGTCTCTTTGGTTTCTTGGTCATAGACCATATCCAGAATATTACAATCAACTGCTTCTTCGTCCTGATAAGACTCTAATACTTTCTGAGTAGACTTGTCAATTACTACAATTTCAGTAGGCTCTCCAGATGAATAAGCGGCGACATTAACTTCTACGTCTTTATCTGCGTATTTCTCTTGGAATATAGTAGCAACAAACCTGTGAAGCACCAAGCATTGAGCTTCTTTGTTCTGATTCTTCAAGATACGTTCTCTAAAATCTTCTTTGGAATTAAATGTTGCCATAGTCCACCTCTCTACTTTTTAGAAGAACTAACAATAAGTTTTTTAGGATAAATAAAAGATTGTCCAGAACACTGAGAAGTAACTCTCACCGTACCGTCACCTAAATCTTCCACTTTTGCGCCGACACACTTGCTTTCTCCATCTTCAATTCTACTGAATCTTAGGCGAGAATATTTACAGGTGGCGCAACCCATAATTGAAACAGTCTTATGCGGCGTATAGGAATAGCGACTTCTTTGCATTACAAGTCCTCCAGATTAATAGTTAATTTTTCTTCTTTTAATTGCAATGAATTATTCTCTCTGATTAGCCTTACTCCTGAAGGAAAAGGCATACCATTTTTATTTTTTAACAGTTGGAACATCACTACGTTAGGGTCATCTCTAATCAAATGAGCGGCAAATATATAGAAAGCAGAGTTTTCGATTGTTGATGAATCTCTACCGTCGCCCATTTTAACAGGTAAATATACTGAATCTTCTTTAGAAAAAGTTCTATGAACATGTGCCAAGTAAAGTAACCGAGTATCTAACTCTTTAGCTAAAGCGGTTAAATCCTGCACGGTTTGGTTAATCTTGGTTCTTTCGTCTTGTCCATCTGATTTCATTGCGTGCAAGTAATCTACTACGATAAACTCTATTTTATCTCCTGATTTATCCTGATAATCTAAAACAGCTTTCTTAATCTGTTTTACTGAAATATTAGTCCTGTCTGATACCAAGAATCTTTTTAGGTCGTCGTCATGAGAAAATGAAGGATAGTTTTTTTCAATATAATCCGAATTTTGACCTAAAATAATTTGCATTTGGCGTTCATACATCATTGCCAAAGACATTTCCAGTGAAATATATAGAAAACACCCTCCATAGTTCTTAACGAAATTATATCCCATGTGCATCGCTAAGGTACTCTTTCCTGCCGTCGGCCTGCCTAATATAACACCTATCTCTTGCGGAGCCATGCCTTTAATCAATGAATCTATTTTATCACTTATACCTAACTTAATTCGTCTATCTTCCTTTACGAACTTGTCATAAAATCTCTGAGTATCCAAGATGGAATATATAGGAAATTCAGACTCATCTTGAGACTCTTCTTTACTTACTTTGGTTCTATAAAGATAACAGCGCTGGTCACAATAAGAGTCTAAAAGGTAATCAAAACATCCATAAGAGTAACCACCATTCCATATAGATTCAAAAGTATTTTTTAGAACTTCTATTGATTCTTGTTGTTTATTGAACTTGTTCCAACTTAGAATTAACTCAAACGCAAATTCTGGTGTATAGCCTTCCTGTTTGAAATGAGAAGTTATACGGCAAAGAGCCTCATTTCTCTCCCCTGTATCTACTCCTTGTAACAATTTAAGAATACAGAGTTTATTTTTAGGTTTTTTATTATATGTACCTGAAAATATATGTTCTTCTGGTACTAAGTCAAAAGCCCTTTCTTTCAGTCTGACTAACGCCTTGACAGGTTCCTGCTTTTTAATTGGCGAGGCTTCTTGTGGGGATTTAGCAAGTTCAAGTATTTTATCTGGATAGTTAAGAAGTCCTTCAGTAATTGGTATCTTATATAATCCAGATTTGCTTGATTTTGTATTTATAACTCTGAAAATTCTCAGATTGGAAAATATAGACTTGTCAAAATCTGCTGTTGTAATTTGCTTTGCCAAAGCTAAGAGTTGCGCGGGAAGAGAAGACGAAGGTTCAAAATTACCGAAAATCTCTGATGGAATAACAGTATGAAATCCCTTAGACGAGCTAAAAGAAATTCTATAATTAATAATTCCTTTAGACTTTAAATCTTCTAAAAGATGTTTTTGTTTTTCAATAGCATCAATAATATTCAACTCGACTGATTGGTGCAAACTTGAGTCTATATCAAATACAAGGTGCGGAGAGAACATAGTACCCCTAAAGCCTTTAGAGGTACTATTTTTCTGAAAATAAGTAACTACTTCGTTATTGTAATAAAATAAAGAGGTGAAAATATCTGTTTTATTACTTTTCTCAATCTTTTCTTCTACTGTATCTAACCTACAAAGTTCTCTTTTGCCGTTGGCTCCAGCGACGAAAAAAAGGTATTTGAATTGGCTCATTTAATATGTTTCCATTTTTTTCCAATAATTATGTTTCTTAAGTACCCTTTGTTTACATGATTTCTTTAACCGTTTCAATATCCTGATTCAGATTTATGTAAAGATTTCTCAAAGTATTAACATAATCTCCTAATGTACTATTTAATGCGTCAATATGGTCAACTTCTTTTCTAATAACTTCTTTAGATTCTTCCAACTGTTTAATAATCTCAGGCAGTTCCATATTAGTCCACCTTTCCATGACGGACAGTAGAATAGGCTTCCCAAATTGCTTTGCGCTCTTCGCGGGTAAAATTCCAATTGGGATTATTAACTAGGCGGGTCAAGGCCAGTTTTCGGCCTTCATTTTTGTTAAAGTGGTCTTTTTTGGAGCAAAAAGACCTTGCAGCATCAACACGAGTTTTACTTTCTTGGTGAATGAGCCAACAAGTAGTATAATTGTCTCCTCTACGATTATGCTCAAATACGATACGGTAGTCTGTACCACGCAGATTGATGTTGAACATACTCTCCTCCTTTTTAATTTAGTAACTCTGTTTTTGCATATTAACTTTTAGAATGTTATTATTAGTTACTCCAACAAGTACAAATAAATCATACTTTCTGTCTTTTTAGATACTCAACTGCTTCGGCGCAAGGCATAGGCAATTCTGAAAAATCTTTTTTCAACTTTTTGTACTCTTTAATCTTTTTTGCTTTTTCAATCTCTTCGTGTAAAAGATAACCAAACATTTCTTTAGATGCAACTAATATTTTTTGTAAAGTTACTTCTATTCCATTTTCAGATAAGAAAAGTATAACTTTTTTTAATCTATCTTTATGGTAATACTGGAAATATTGTTCATACCACGTTTCCAACATATTTCTCTGTAATTGTTTCTCTGAAGCGACTGAGTTCCTCCAGAAAATTATTAACTCTTCAAAGTCTTTATAG